ATCAGAACTGGCATGGTTCGCGCTTCGCACCCTGCCGCAAAGGGAAGCCATGGTCAGGAAACACCTGATCTATCGCGGCTTCAAGGCGTTCACGAAGACCGAGAAAAAGTTCGGGCGCTGGACGAACGGCAAGCGCAAGGAGCGGGAAGCCGTCGCAGCGCCTGGATATGTCTTTATCGGGACGACCGGCAACCCTTGGATGGAGGTCCACCGCTGCCACATGATTCGGAGCGTGGTATCCCTTGAGGGACGCCCCGTGCGGCTCAACCCGGAGGCGCTGGGCGCGTTTCTCGACCTGCCCGACGATAACCTGCCGGACTATTTCCGCTTCTTCAGAGGCTCGCCCTTTGAGATTGGCGACATGGTCAGGATCGACGCGCCGGCATTCGAGGGCTTTGAACTTCGGGTCAAGGACATCCAGCGTCATGAGGCCGTGTTCGACCTCGTGATGTTCAACTCTGTATCCACTGAGGTCCGGTTTCCTGTGGCTCAATGCTACAAGTCCGAAGCGGCCTGAACCGCTAGGGGTTGTGCTTCGCCGCAAACCGCCACAATATGCACGCACTGTTTGATGGGGCTGGAATCCGTCAACATGACCGGGACATGCGCAGGTGTTTCCCTGCGAGTAGGCGAAAGCCGAGCGTCCTGCGAGCTGGTCATGCAAAATGACCCAATCTTGAGCCATGTCCAAAATCGGAGAAGGGGGCTTCTCCCATGCTCAACGTAGGCGACTACGCCCTGATCCTGATTGCTTTGGCCTTCGCTGTCGCGATCGGCGCATGGTTCTTCAGCAAGACCCGCGTTGAACCGATAGGCATAGTCCGGTGTAACGAGTGGACGGACGAAAAGGTCCGCCAGGCTGTCATCAAAGCCGTAAAAGGCTGCGACGTGGCGTCGATGCCGGTTGAGCAAGCCGAGGCGCACCTCGAGGAATTAGCCCGCCACGCCATTGCCCGCGAGTACGCGGAGATCCACCCCGGCCTGCACATCCAGGTCACAGATCACTGGCCCGACGCCAAGGCCCTGATAACCGGCAATACGGCTGTGATCCGCCCTTGGGTGGGACACCGCATCGCCGGGGAGAGCGGCATCCGCGAGGTTGTCGTGGAGGTAAACCGCCAGCCGACGCTGAAGCTGGAAAACCGGCGCCCGCTCAAGGAAGCGTGGTCCGACATCACCAGCCCGCCAGCCAAGTCTGAGCCCGTCGCGCCACGGCTGAAGGTTGCGTCAGGATCGTCCGCACCACCGGTGAACGCACCACCGGTGAACTCCCAGCCGCCCAAGGCCAAAGCCAAACTCACGCCGAGGCGCTGACATGCTCCGAACCGTTGTGAAGATCATCGGCTTCCACCACGGCGGCAAGGCTGCGGTGAAATTCCCCAGCAACTTCCGCAGGATGAAGCCCCAGCATCGCAAATCCTTCCTGACGCAAGCGATGAAGGATCTGCGCGCCGAATACGACCTCGCCTGCGAGCACGCACGGATAGCGGCCCAGCACGAGGACGCTCGCAACGCAGAGGCGGCAGTCGTCCGCGGCGAGCCCGAGACGGCCTGATGACCCCGCTGGCTCTGGCTATCCTCGCAAGGATTGACGATCTGGAGCACGTCAGCTTCGCGGAACTGGCCCAAGAATGGCCCCAGCACTTCAGAGGCGGCGACCGCCAGATCGAAGTCAGCAGCCCCAGCGCCAGCAAGGTAGTGCTTTGGCATGGCGTCACAGCCGAAGGCGCTGCGGCTCTGGACGAATTGATCTCTGGGCCGTGCGTGTACCGCCCGACCGTGCCTCTGGTTTACATCATAGACGGCGCCTACCCGAATTTGCCCGTCGCAAAGCGGATCAGGCACTACAAGAAAGATCACTGGCTTCCTGTCGTCGTGGCGCGGAAGCCCGGCTCAGAGACGGCGACAAGTTAAACCTGGGAGGCGGTCAGTTTGGCTGACGCTCCCGCACCCCATTCGAGGCAATCTTGGCCAGAGCTGTGACCATCGTTGCCTCTGGCGGGATGCCAGTAACCAACATCGACACAGCGGGCGCTTTAGGCGTGCCGCTCACGCCAGTTTCGTCGGGCGGCGTGCCTATTACGCTGGTCGATTCGGGCGGTATGCCTGCGGTTCTCGTCAATGAGACGGGGTCGCTATTTTATGGGCTCGGCGGCATCCAGCCGCTGCACTATTGGGATTTCACGACAAACCGCGCGCTGTTCAACGGCGCGGACGTTGGCGCTGTCGCAAGTACGCCGGGCTGGAGCCTGGTTCGCACAACGGTCGGCACGGCTGAAGACCTCACAGGCAACATCATCGAGTTTGCCTCGGGAGAGCTACGCCGCACTGACAAAGGCGTCCTGATCGAAGAGACGAGAATAAACCTCTTTCTCAACAGCGCCGTTGGGGTCACTCAAAGCATCACCGTCGCGGCTGTCGCCCACACGCTGAGCTTCCGGGGAACCGGCACGATCACCCTGACGGGGACATCAACGGCAGGCCCGCTTGTCGGTACTGGCGTAAACAACCGCGTCACCCTCACATTCACCCCCACGGCTGGCTCGCTCACTCTCACGGTCACGGGCTCCTGCACAAACGTGCAGCTTGAAGCGGGATCGTCTGCGTCAAGCTGGATACCCACGACAGGCGTCAGCGTTCAACGTAACGCTGACGCCGTGTCTGTAACGTCGCCGGGCGTAGCTTACCCCCTGTCGGTTTACGTGCGGTTCAACCGCACGATCGAGACTTACGCGACCAACACAGCGGCGATCAACCTAGACAACGGCACCGCGACTGAGCGCTATACGCTGTTCGTCAACGCCACGACCAACCTTGTGCAGCCCATCGTCACCGCCGGCGCCGTGAACCAGTTGATCGTGAACACGTCTCCCGCCCTGACAGCAAACACCACGACAAAGTTCGCCGTTCGCGCTTCAACCGCCAGCGCCAACTATGCGCGCGACGGCGTAGCGGGAACCGCAACCGGCGCAATAACTGTCCCCGCAACGCCTAACCGATTGATATTCGGTGCGAACCCCAGCTTCGCATTGCAGCTCAACGGCTACATACAGGCCGTCGCTATGTTCAACACCGCGCTCACCGACGCACAATTGCAAGCGATAACCAGCTAAGGCTGCAAAGCGACGTTCCCTAACGTAAACCCATCCCTACTGGCTCAAACCCAGAGAGAAGGAACGACTATGGCTGACGGAGAGCCGATCTCAGATATTCACGTCGCGCTGAACACGATCATCGAACTGCGCGCAACTCGCACTGGCAAGCCAAGGACGAGCCTCCCGGCAGACGATCTGTGCCGACCATCCCACAAGCAAAAGGGCAGGCCGCGCCTGATTGAAGGCATGGTGATCGGGAAAATCTGGGAATACGAAAAAGCCCACAAGCGCTGCCCGAACATCAAGCAACTGGCTGTGATTATGGGCGTGTCCAAAACCAGAGCCCAGCAAATGTATGATCGGGCGACCAAGGATGGATACGTAAAGCGGATTGGACTGGCTGACGGAGTAATGGAATTTGCTTTGCGTCGTTACGAAGATCCATTCGACGCAGAAAAACAGTTTGCTGAACCCCGCGAACATCATCGCTGGCGTCCGTGGCCGAACGGGGCTCACTAATGCCAGCCCTGCTTGATGACCAACAAGAAGCCCATCCCATCAAAAGTAGACGCACTTAGATGGCAAAGGGCAAGAAGACGGGTGGACGTGTCGCTGGCACGCATAACAAGGCCACACGCGACATCAAGGAGGCGGCACGGGCTCACGGGCCAGCCGCACTCAAAACGCTCTCCAGCCTCATGCTGAACGCAGCAAGCGAAACAGCCAGAATTGCCGCCGCCAAGGAAATCCTTGATCGGGCATACGGGAAGGCCACCCAGCCGCTTGGCGAAGATCCAACCATGCCCTTTGTGAGCAAGGAGCAGAGGGATGCCGCTGTCCGAGCCGCCTACTCGGCGGATACCTGAGCCGACACCTGAAGATTATGCATTCACGCGCCTGCTGTCTTACGCCGCATACCAATGGCCGAACTATGCAGACGCGCCGCACCATAGGCTGATTGCCCGCAAGCTTGAGGCAGTCGAACGGGGCGAAATCCGCCGCTTGATGATCTCGATGCCGCCGAGGCACGGCAAGTCCATGCTGGCGAGCGAGTTCTTCCCGGCATGGTACATAGGGCGAAACCCTAACCACTACGTCATCGCGGCTACCTATGCGCAGGAACTGGCCGACGACTTCGGACGCAAGGTCAGGAACCAGATTGCCGATCCGGCTTACAAGGCGATCTTCCCTGGCGTTGCGCTCAAGGATGATTCAACCAGCGCCAAGCGCTTTCACATCTCGGCGCCGCTCGATGCCTTCGCAACGGGGCAGGACGGGGCTTACTTCGCTGTAGGTGTCGGCGGTCCACTGACAGGCCGTGGCGCCCACCTGCTGCTCATTGATGACCCGGTAAAGAACCGGGAGGATGCAGACAGCGAGACAATCCGCAAGAAGACGCGGGAATGGTACACATCGACCGCCTACACCCGCCTGATGAAAGACGGGCGCGTGGTGGTCATCCAGACGCGCTGGCATGAGGACGACCTGAGCGGCTGGCTATTGGCAGAACACCAGCATGAAGGCTGGGATGTCCTGTCGCTGCCGGCCATCAATGATCAGGGCAATGCGCTCTGGCCAGAAATGTACCCGGTCGATCGCCTGAACCAGATCAAGCTTGCGGTCGGGCCTAGGGACTGGTCAGCGCTGTATCAGCAACGACCCTCGCCCGAGGAAGGCGACTACTTCAAAGCCGAATGGCTGCGGACGGTTCCAGAGCTTCCGCCCCGCGCAACGCTCAAAGTCTATGGCGGATCGGATTACGCGGTCACGGCAAACGGTGGTGACTACACGGTCCATATCGTTGTCGGCATCGACCCTGAGAGCCGCATCTACCTGCTGGACCTATGGCGAGGGCAGGCCGCATCGGACACATGGGTCGAGGCATTCTGCGACCTTGTGAAGAAGTGGAAGCCGATAGGCTGGGCTGAAGAGACGGGCCAGATCAAGGCTGGTGTCGGCCCCTTCCTGATGCGCCGGATGCTGGAACGGCAGGCTTACGTATACCGCGAGACATTCCCGACCCGAGGCGACAAGGCAGTCAGGGCGCAATCCATTCGTGGCCGCATGGCGATGAAGGGCCTTTACATGGCCGCTGATGCGCCTTGGCGTGCTGACCTGATGAGCGAGCTTCTGAGCTTCCCTGTAGGCGTCCACGACGACCAGGCCGATGCGCTTGGCCTTGTGGGGCAGCTTCTCGACAAGATGGAAGCGGGATCACCGCTGGTTCCCAATACGCCCAAGCCAGTTGGCAAGACGGGCCAAGTCTACCTCCCCGGCGCACCTGAGCCTGTGCGTGGAAACAAGAAAGACTGGACCTGATGTCGGACGAGGAGGGCGAGGCAACAGGCGGGGGAGACGGCGAGGAGCTTCAGCCCGAGTTCGATCGCGACAGTGGTCCGTATCTCAAGATGATCGAGCACGCCGAAAAGGCGTTCACGCAATGGCATGACACCTGCGACAAGCTCGCGAAGGAATACGCGAACCTCAAGCGCCTGGCATCGTCGCGCTCTGACCGCGAATTTCAAATGTTTTATGCGAATTTGGAGGTCGTGAAGCCCTCGATCTACAGCCGTGCGCCGATGCCTGTCGTGGTCCCGCGGTTCAAGGATCGCAAGCCCGTTCCGCGCAAGGCATCCGAGATGCTGGAGCGTGCGCTGGTCACGAGCTTCGACGTCGAGCACGTC